AAGAGTAGAAATTTCAGTGCCACGTCCTCCCTCTCTTCTAGGAAGCCAGAAATCCTCAAGCATCGCCATGTATTTTTTGTCATCACGAATCTCTCCTGTGTTTGCATCATAAACAAGTTTATTGCGATAACGCATCATAACGTCACGCAGATATTGTTCTGCTTTCATTTTTGGCAGATTACCAACATCAATATAGAAAATTCTACGTTCTGGTGCTCTTGATAATCTGTAAATAACAAGACTATCCTCAATCATTCTAAGTTGATTGAGAGACTTAATTGCTTTATGAAGATATGAAAGAGTTGATCCTTTATTTCTATCTACAAGACCAGAAGTGCAATATGCAACCGAGTCCTTGGTCATCTTAATCCCTTGATTTGAGCTGGTCTGCATTGGATTGCTACCAGCAACAGTCTTTGGATTATAGATGAAAAACTCTTCCAACTCTGGAAAGGTATAATCCATTGGATCATTTTTCAGAGGATTAAGTCTATTTAAATCCTTCTTTTTATCTTTTTTCTGCTTCCTTACATAACGCATTTTCATTGCGTCGATATAACGAAGTTCCTGAATACCTGCCTCAGGATTCTTCAGATCGATAATTTTGTGATAATAAAGTCTTCCATCAATATACCAGTTACGGTAAATTTCATGTGCTTTCTTATCAAAGTCCAATAAATCAAGAATATGTTTAAACTCTTGTCTAATTGTTTTCTTAATACCATCACTAGCATTAAGATTAGAAAGTTCAATCTCTACAGGGCTGTCGTTGGAATCTGAAACAATTGCCTCATTCACAATATCTTCAATAGCACTGTCACACTCTGGGTGTAGTGCCATTTCACGATATCTCTTAATAAGATCAAATTCAGTCTTATATACTCCTTCAATATCTACATAAGAACCAAAAAAACCACTACTCATATAGTGGTCAACCCCGTCCTCATTATTAGGAGGAACGGGGGAGACCGCTGAAGGTGAGAGTGGTTCGTTGTCCTCAATTGAGAACCCAAACAATTTTGACATTATTATATTAGAACTTTATCAGTTCTATTTATTACTTCAGATTAACTCCAGTTTGGTCGCTAGAGAGTGATTCAAAACTTTGAACTGCAAATTCTACAGTGAATTCTTCAATCGTATCACTTGAATCATAAGAAAGATCGATTGCAGCAACAGAAACAGGGAAAATGTCGATGAATCTATATGCTTTCAAAGGATTAACCTTAGTGCTATCAGCAGTATCAGAGTTCTTAGTGCTGTGTCTATCGCCAGAGTAACCTCTGCCAAGTTGATAGACATATGCATCAGTCATGTATGCTTCTGGTTTTGTTGCTCCAGTGTTATTGCTAAGTCTAGCAATAGCATTCATCCATGCTTCCATGGCATTTCTGATTCCAAAGTCTTCATCATTGATAACGGTAATAGTCCAGTTATCAATGGTTCTGTCTCCAGCAACCTTCAGAGTACGACCTCTGAAGGGAACGTCGATAGAAGCGATGTTCGATGCAGGCAGGTTTGCTGCCTTGCAAAGAATGCTGAAATTCTCTTGAATATCAGTTCCCCAATCCGCCTTTGGAGTTGAGTCAGTTGCAGCATCGGGCAGGTTGGGAATTTGAACCTCAAATAGATTGGGTCTTGCACCACCACCCTGCAGTTTGCTGTGGAATTTTGAGAGTGTGCGTAAGTTTGACATTTTTAGAAATCCTCCGTTTTTTTATAATTTAATGATCAAACTCTACCTGCTACTTCCGAGAAAGAAACGCCAGTTCGCGTTGCTACGAAAGTAAGGGTGATGAAGTTGATAGACTTGGCAGGCTTCAGGAAGATGTCTGCTCTGAACTCATTATTGTCAATTACGTCAGGAGTGTTATTTGTTTCGTCACAAATAACCAGGTAATCAATGAGTCCTCTCTTCGCCTGAACATCACGGAGGTATGGATCAACAATGTTTCTGAAGTTCGCTCTGGTCAGATCGTCGTTCAGTTCAAAGAGTTGAGCCTGTGCTGCTCTTTCCAGTGCTTGCTCAACAGTGAGGAACAAGCGGCGAACATTGATTCTATCGAATGCAGATGCATATCCGAGAGCGGTCTTGTCTCCGAAGAGGAATGTTCCAGCACCAGGTGAAGTGATGAAGGAGTTGATTCTCTTAGGATAGAGGCGATCTCTTTGTGCCTTGCTTGGGTTGTAAGCAAGTTTGACTGCATTGTTCAGAACACCTCTTTGCTGTCCTGCAGGTGAGAACCAAGGATATGCGAGAAGTGCAGTTCTTGCCATCATTCCACCAACATCAGCGTTAGTTGGAATATAGACAAACTTGTTATTGAATCTATCGAAGGTGTATTTGTACCCTGCATCAAACGTCGCATAAGACGAAGATGTCAGAGGACCAAAGTATCTAAGAAGATTTGTTGTCTGTTGGTCTGTAGTCAGAAGCGCACCGCCAGGAGTTCCTGCTGCGGAAACCAAATTAGTTCTGTGAGCACCAATACAAGCCATACAATCTTTTCTTGCTTCTGCAAGAGAGATGATGTAATTTGCTTTTGCTTGTGATTCTGCTTCTGTAGCACAACCAGGACCCATCAAGAGGAAGTCTGCTTCGACTTCATCTTTGTTGGAGAATAATCCGTAAGCAGTGATCAGTTTTCCAAGATCTGCCTTGTAACCGTCTCCACCAGAAGTCTGGTAGTCATTACCACCCATGATGGTGTAAGTCTTGTTACCAATTGCAAGGAATTGTTTGTCCTGTGCAATTGTACCAGATTGGTTGGTTGAAGCAGTTTCAGGCGCAAAGGATGCGGCCTTAACTCCAGTGTATGCAGTAAATCCTGTTGCCGCTGGTGTTGTTCCGTGGAAAGCATCAGCTGCTGCTAAAGGATCTGCTCCAGCATAGATGTTTGCAGAAAGATCACGGAGGTAATCTTTATAGTAGATCCTCTGAGGTGCATTAACATTGGAAATAGCATCACTTGCCTTAGAAAGATCAGTATGCTTTTCAAGGATATTACCCTTGATTCCAGTTACATCTCCATTGTCATCAACAACAGCAATGTGAAGTTGATCGTTATGTCCTTGTCTATCATTTACATAGACGCTAGTTCCAGGTTTTGGTGCAAGAGTGCTCCAATAAATCGTGGAGTTTGAGAGACCCAAAGTCTGCTGGTCATACCAGTCAACCGCAGTTGCAGCAGTGGTTCCTGCTGTTTGAGATCCAAGAGCTCCTGTATTAACTCCTACACTATTAACAAAATACAGTGCATTAGTTGTACCGAATGAGGAGAAAGAATCTCCCTCTGCATAATCGATTCTAGTTTCTGTTCCAGTGGAACTAACTCTAGAAACAACTTTAACATCAATTGTGCTGCTTCCACCCGAATCTGTGCTAACTCCAGTGATGATACCTTTTACATATCCAGTAAAGGTTGAAGTTGAACCAGATCCTGGAAGCACTCCAGTTACTGCTGCAGTAACACCTTGACCGACTATAGCACCTGCATTACTAAGGTTTGCAGTACTAATTCCGAGTGTTTGATCTGCAAAATCGTCGATGTAGCAAACCTTAAGACTATTTGCCCAGGAACCAGGGTTCTTAGCAGCATACAACCAATCTACCGATGTGTCAGATGCATTATTGACATAATCGTCATAGTTCTTGACCTTCAGTGTGGTAGTGCTTGCAATACCTACACCAGCGTTAGCAGTCTTAAGATCGTCATCATCTGCTCTAACGACCTTAAGAACACCGCCATATGAGAGATAGGATGATGCACTCATCCAGTACTCATATTGAGCATCTGCATTCTTTGGTTCGCCAAATACGCTAATGAGATCTTGCTCATTAGTGATATTTGTGACTTCTTCTACAGGTCCAATTTCAAATGGTCCAGCAATGGCACCAATATTATCAAGTACATTATCAGCTCTTCCTACAGTTAGGTCAACCTCCCTTACCAGTACTCCAGGAGATAATTGAGGAGTCGCCATGTGTTAGTTCTCCGTGATCTCAGTTTATCTGAAAATATTTATTAAAACCTGTGTTTTCACAGGGGAAACACGACGCGAACTACCAGTCTGGATATTCCCACATATTACTACATTTTTTATTATCCATTATTCTTTTTATAGTACATTCTTTACACTCATATGAGTATGATGATGCAACTGCACCTCTGTCTTTTCTGGTTCTGTAAAATCCATCAACTAAATTTTTTGTTACGCCGCATTTTTTACATTTTCTATCCTGAAGAAGTAAATGTCCTAATTTTATCTGTCCATCTAAATCCATTAACGATAGTCCCACATATATGACATATCACCATATTCTCCAACTGAAGCATTGGACCAACGGTCACCTTGAGCATCAACAAAACTATCATCATCCAGTCCGTCGTTTAAAAATCCAAATGGTGCCATGTCCTGTTCAATCTGATTTTTTTGTTCTTCATATAATCTCTTACGAACATCCTGGTCAGTCAGTTCTTTGAAGTAGTCCATCTGAACTAACCAAGCATAGATGACAAGACACATTGCTAAGTCATCATTACATCCTTCTTCTGCCTCAAATGAGTTGTGCTTTGAGATAAAGGTAGTCAATTCGGAGATAATCTCATAATCATTGAAGATAAGTTTGTCTTCCTCAATCAGAGTCTTAAGGTTGAGAGATCCAACCTTTTTGACAGTTTTAGACATCTTGACACCGAGTTGTGTCTTCTTACCAGAGAATCCTTGTCCAACAATCTGTCCTGCTCTACCTCTCATAGAACACATTAACAGATTCTGATACTCAAGATCATATTGAAGAATAGAAGCAACTTGATCTCCAATATCATTCACTTCACATAAAATATAAGCACTATTATAACTCTTTGCTACTTCATATATGATATTTGGAAACAACATCGGTTTGATATCATTGTTCCGATATTTTGCAACAATTTTATGAGGGAACTCTGTAATATCAACACAAACAAATGCTGAATAGTCTTCTCCGACTCCCCTAGCAACGTCAACTGTCATTACATAGTCATGATCTTCTTTTACTGGTTCATATACATCTAATCCAGCACTTCTTTTAATTGGACTATCATATACTAAAGTTCTTAACTTACTAGGTGCAATCAGTGTATCAACTGATCCTAAGAACTCACACTCGAACTCAACTTTGAACTGTTGTTCGCTAGTGTTAGCAATAGTTTGCTCTTTCCAGACTTCATCCCTACCAGGAACTTCTGACCAATGAACGTCTGTTGGAATATATTCATTTTTACTTCTTTCCGCATCATGCCACATGCGGTAGAAGTGATTCATACCGTGTGGAGTAGATACGATAATTACTTTGGTGTTTTTACCAGAAGTAATAGTAGGATAAACAGATGCAAAGAACGAGTCAGCAACGTGATTCGGGACGAAAGCGAACTCGTCGAGAAAGAGGATGTTAAACGACATACCTCGGACAGCACTTGCAGACGTAGAAGCTGCCAATATCTTACTGCCATTTTCTAATTCCAGAGATCCTTTGTTCCATGCCACAATACCCTGTTGCATCCATTTGGGCAAGTTTTCGTATGCAGTCTGTAACCTTCCAAGAAGTTCTCTTGCGGTCGCTGCTTTGTTTGCAAGAATGCCAATGTTTACGCTGTCATTAAAGACAGCATAATGCAAAAGGTAAGATACGACTGTAGTCGATTTACCAGTCTGTCGCGGCATCTTACAGATATTAAATCTGTTTTCGTGGAAATTATTAATTAACTTCTCTTGAAAATGATATGGGTGAAATTGTGTAAGACCCTCATCAAGAGAAACAATCTTGATATAATTGTTGGCAAAATAAACAGGGTCTTCCTTACATTTCATAAA